TACACCTGATCCACTGAATGTTGCTGCAAACAATGTGAATGTTACTGCAGATTTTCATCTAGATATGGATGGAAATACAGTTGATCTTAATTCAGGTTCTACTCTTGATATTGGGTCTACTGGTGCTTTGACTGTTGATTCAGGTTCTACTCTTGGTATTAGTTCTGGTGGTGCTTTGACTATTACGTCCGGCACTGATGGCGTCACAATAAGCAAAGGAAATCAAAATGTCATAATAACTATTGACGATAGCAACAGAATCACAATAGGAGGTAGCTCGACTGGAACCATCACGATTGATGGGAGTCGCGTGGTTTTGGCCTCCACGATCAGCGCTATCTGGTTTGGATCAACTGGAACTTTTACTGCGGGGGACGTTAAAGATAGACTCGAAGCACTTGAAGCGGCGATGGATAAACTAGACAATCATACACACACATTCTCCGACGCTGATGTCGCGAGCGGTACAACATCAACAGTTGATGCTTCAGTGACTCCTAACCACTCTCATACTTTCAGCGATACAATTACTGTTAGCGGCACAACTAGCGGTTTTAATATAACAGGATGGCCATAATTAACAATTTAAAGAGAAAATCATGGGCGCAAGAATAATAAAAAATAATCAAGAATATAAACAGACTGATGCTGATTATGAAATTTACAGCGACTTTGATACTATGTTTCGAGTAAACCCATTCAACGGGCAACTTGCAAGAAAAACTAATGAGTCTTCAGTTGCGCAATCGTTGCGCAACCTTTTGTTGACTAATAAATATGAAAGACGTAGAAATCCAAATTTTGGTAGTTGGATTAGAAATTATCTTTTTGAAAATTTCAATATTCATACAGCAGGTGAAGTTGAAGATCAGGTTAGAGCTGCTATCAGAAGTCACGAACCAAGAGCAAAAATTATTAGTTTAGAAGTAACTGCAACAGAAGATGAAAATGAATTAGTTATAGATTTAAGGTTCGCAACAGTATCTTCGCCAACTCCAGAAAGACTAAAAGTCTCATTATATAGAGTAAGATAAATGACTGATTTAACAACACTCGACTTTGAATCAATCAAAGCAAACTTAAAAAATTATTTAAGAGAACAATCTGTTTTTCAAGATTACGATTTTGAAGGTTCAAACATGAGTGTTCTCTTAGATATCCTTTCATATAATACTTATTTAAATGGGTTTTATTTAAATATGATTGGTAACGAGATGTTTCTCGACACTGCTCAGTTGAGAGACTCAGTTATTTCTCATACAAAAGAATTGAATTATGTTCCTAGATCTTTTCGATCTGCTACTGCGAATGTCAATTTAATTATTTCTGATTCTGTTTCTGCTACTGTAATTATTCCAAGGGGAACATCATTTACTGGTTCTTCCGGTAATAAGAATTTTACTTTTGTCACTTCAGAAAATATCACAACGAAACCTTATGGCGCAAATGCATTTGTTGCTAATAATGTAACTCTTTACGAAGGCGATTATACAGCGGATACTTTTGTAATAGATAATGCCGATCCTAATAAGAGATATTTGCTTTCAAATAAAACAATAGACATCACAAGTTTGCTAGTTGTTGTAACAGAAGATAACGGTTCAACTGTTAGATACTACAAAAAGGCAGATTCTTTATTTGGACTTAATTCTTTATCTGAAGTTTTCTTTGTCCAACCCGCTGATCAAGATCGTTATGAGGTAATTTTTGGTGATGGAGTAATTGGAAGAAAACCTCAGAATAGAGCGATTGTCACAATTCAATATCGAGCTTGTAACGGCGAACTTCCAAATGGTATTGGAATATTCTCCGCTGACGGAAAAATTGGTACAAGTATTATTACGGATGTTATCACTAACAGCGCAGCATCGGACGGAGCAATTTCTGAAAGCGTTGAGTCTATTCGGTTTAATGCGCCAAGAGCATTTACGACACAAGAGCGAGTGGTTACTGCTCGCGACTATAAAACTTTGTTAACAAATCAATTCACAGAAATTAATGACGTTTCTGCGTTCGGCGGTGAAGAATCTAATCCTCCACAATTTGGTAAAGTAATTATTGCCGTTGATCTGAAGAGTACTGATGAGTTACCACCTGCGCGCACGCGCGAGTATACGAGTTTTATTAAACAACGCTCTCCGTTGTCAATTGACCCTGTCTTCATTCGACCAGAATATACGAATATTAAAATCACTTCTTTTGTTAGATATAATATCAATCAAACACAACTATCCACTAATGACATTGAGTTTATTGTAAGGTCTGCAATCTTAAATTATAACAGCAATAATTTAAATGGATTCAATAAAACTTTGCGGTATAGTAGATTGGTTTCTGCGATTGACAATTCACAAATTTCTATCATCAGTAATGATACCGAAGTTTTGGCGTCAAAATCGTTTACTCCTACAATCAATGTTTCTGGTAATTACGATATAGATTTTGGTGTTGCTCTGCGAGATGATATTTCAAATCTAGCAGAAGTACATCCTGATACAGAAATATCTATTATCTCATCTTCACCATTTATCTTTAATGGCATAGAATGTTTCATTGAAGACGATGGCGAAGGGTTCTTAAGTATCACTGCTCAAGAAGGGTTGAACCATGTAAAAATTCAAAGTATTGGTACTGTGAATTATCAAACTGGTTTTGTTCAAATTTCTAATTTTATCCCGCAAGCATTGATTAATAATCGAATTGATATTTTTGCCCGAACAGTTGATCTAGACATTAAGTCTGAACGAAGAACTATTTTAAAAGTCCGACCAGAAGATATAATTATTAATGTCGAACAGGTTCGAATTTAATGCGAAATGTTGAAGAGTACATTAGTCCTCTAGTAGAGGGGCAATTTCCTGCGTTCTATCATGATGACGGGCCGATGTTCATCGCCTTTGTCAAGGCATACTATGAATGGGCTGAAAGTAATCTTCAACTTTTGACCTTTGAAGATGATACTGATTTCAACAAAAAAGATACTATTACTCAAGGCGACAAAACTGGCACAATCATCGCAGTATATGATTCTTCTTATCTGGTTCAGTTAAACCAATTCGATCAGTTTAAATGTAATACGCTTTGCAACGATTTAACAATTTGTACCAGTTCTTCTGGTGGTTCTTCTTACATTCAGACTGCGCGCAGTTTCAATCACGAGTTTCTTGGCCGCCGATTGTTTGACATCAAAGACATTGATGAAACGATCGACAAGTTTATTATTTCATTCAAGAACAAATATCTGCCAGATATTCAGTTTAATACCGCATCGAACAAAAGACTGTTTATTAAAAACTCTTTGGACTTTTATCGAGCAAAGGGTACAGAACGTGCGGTAGATCTTTTCTTTAAATTAATTTATGCCATAGAAGCAGGAGTTTATTATCCAGGAGATGATCTTTTCAAACTCTCGGATAATGAATTCGTAAACGTACAATATCTTGAAGTACAAACTTCTCCGAACAATGTACAGTTCGTAGGACAAACTGTTCGCGGTGCTGACTCTGGCGCAGAAGGTTATGTTGAGCGAATGGTTCGCGTTCGTAAAAATGCGCGATTCATAGAAGTGTTATTTGTTTCTAATGTTTCTGGTAGATTCATAACGAACGAACAAATATCAACAACAACATTGTCAACTAATTATGTTTCCAAAATGATTGGTTCATTGTCTTTCGCTGAAATTGAGAGAAGCAACCCAGGACATGTTGTCGGTGATAATCTTTCTGCTTTAGATGGGTCAGGAAAAAAAGCAAAATTTCGTGTAACTGAAGTTGAAGATATTACTGGTATTGTAGAATTTATAATTGAAAACGAAGGTTGGGGTTATACTGCTGACGCTGAGGTTATTGGTTCTGATAAGGTTCTGCAGTTTAATAATTTGACTGTAGAAAATACAGAACTCTTTCATTATAATTATCCTTTCCATCAGTTTGAAACCATACAACAAGATCTAATTTCTTTTACCGCAAATACTGAAGCGAACACAGGCGTCATCGCTCTAGCGCAAACAGTTTATTCTTATGATGGAAGTAATGTAGAATTTCAAGGAACAGTTGTTTCTAGTAACTCGCAAACTGGCGTAGTGATAGTCAATTACAATTCTAATAATTATGCGAACGATGATATCATTTTAGGAATTACTGAATTATTAAACACAGGCAATACTGTGTCAATGAATGTTATCACGGATGTGTCAATTGTTAACGCTACTGCTAATGTAATTGCAACAAGCAAAACTTCGGTATTTGATTACTCATATACAGGCGACACTGAATTAAGAAAAAATGATGTCATTTATCAAAAGGATGATTATGGCGCTGTGTATGCCAACGCAGTTGTAACTTTAGTATCTGCGAATGCGGAACTAGCAACTTATACAGCACAAATAGAAAGTAATATCGGAACTTTTAGAACGAATCGAACATTCTATAGAGAGTTTGATGATGCGCCATACACTCTGAATAATATATCCAACACAGATATCGGCATCGTTGATATCGTGAATACTTTTTATGAGAATGCCAACACGTATGGATTATCTAGTGGAAGTTATTCTCCGAATACTCAAATATTCTCATACACAAGCAAAGCAAACTTCTCAATTCAAAGTCTGAAGAACACAAAAGAATATTATAATTTTTTTGCCAATGATGTAATTAGCACTGCAAATTTAAATCAAACAATCAATTCTTCTAGTTATGGTTTGTCTGCGAATGCGTCCATAGGTTACGATGGCATCATTGGAGATGCGCTTCCATTTACTAATACTGAAATCGGTTCTCTAGAATTATTGTTAACTACAAATCCTGGCGAAGAATATGGCAGGGATCCATTTTATATCATTTTTGATAAGACAACTAAACACCTTGAAAGATATGACTATAAAATTATATACAGCGATCAAGAACAAAACTTTCAAGTTGGTGAAACAATTTTAGGTTCGAGTGGTGGCGCGACAGCAGTCATCACTGAACACGACAGAAAAAATCGAACAATACTAGCAACAAGAACAAGTTTGCCAACTGCTTCTTATCCAACGATTGAAGAAGCAGCGAATACTGCTTTGAGTGATATTGTTGACTTCGTTGAAGGTGAAGAATTTACTGGACTGAATACAAATATCACTACCACAATTTCTTACGTTAATGAACGTAGAAGAGAAAATAGAACTGGATTAAATGCAGAAGTTTCATCTCAAACTTTTAGTGGTAATGGTTATATTTCAGCAGTATCTGTTATAGATTCTGGTTTCGGTTATCAAGAAAACGAATTAATCAATGTTCAACTTGATAGAATACCTTCTAAGATTTCGACGTTCAGATTGAAATTAGGCAACCAAGGTGTTGCTCCTGGATATTTTACTAGCAGAAAAGGGTTTTTATCTTCTGACAAATATCTACATGATAATGACTTCTATCAAGAATATTCATATCAAGTATTAACTTCATTGCCTTTTGAAACATACAAACAAACCTTGATTGACGTTTTGCATGTTGCCGGAACAAAACCATTCGGAAAATATGTTGGCACAACTGTTGTTAAACTTGGACTTACAATTACCACTGAAGTATCTGATTACGAAATTGGTAAGATCGATCTGTATGTTAATGAAAATATTATCTATCCGCCAACACGTGTTGTTTGGACTTATCGACCAGCACTATTTGATTCAAGTGCTGCCACTCAGTTCTTTGCTCCGACATTGATCGGCGGTATATTGAGACCTTCATTGTTTGAGGATACAGATAGTATATTCGGATCGAGAGTGTTTGGCGTACTGCGTCCAACATTACATACTGATACAGACAGTTTCTTTGCTCCGACTGTGGCGCATGTACTGCGTCCAACATTACATACTGATACAGACAGTTTCTTTGCTCCGACTGTGACACATAAGTTGAGTCCAGCAAGTATAAATAATGTATCGAACCTGTTTGATCCAACAGTAAGGCATACATTACATCCTTCATTAGAAACTAATTCTCAGACGTTTAACAGCGCAACTTTGGACGAAGGATTAGTAAGACCTACATTGTTGGGCAGCAGTAATCAGTTCTATAATGTTCTGATAATCGGCGGCACAATTTATGGTCCACTTGATTATGTATCCAGCACTGGTGCTACTGCAACGTTGAGCGACGATATAACTGAATATGTATCTGAAGAGGCAACATAAAAGGTAATATAAATGACAATTACTACAAGAACAACTACAGCAACTGGCGTGACCAATAAAGGGTCTGAGTTGTCATATGCAGAATTAGATGGCAATTTCATTGATTTGAAACAGAACAAATACGAGTCTGGAGATTCGCCGACTTTCGCCACGATAACATCAACAGTTGACATTGACGCACTAGATATTTCTTCGACCGGAACTATCACAGCAAATGTTTTAACTGCTGAAACCTTTACTTCAACTGCTATCGATGATAACTCTACACAGGGAACCGCAACAGCAACTTTCAATTCAGATGGTACATTAAGTTTATCGCGTAATACGACCAGTTCTGCGAACATTGGGTTTACTGGTACTGGTACTCAGTACATAACATTTAATGATACAGTGTCAGATGCAGGTATCATTAGTTATAATCAAACTGACGATTCAATGAAATTTGATACTGCGGCAACTACTGCTATTTTCATTGATTCTACGCAACAGGTCGGTCTTGGAACTGCAACGCCAAGTTCTACACTAGACGTTATCGGTGATATTGAGTGCGTTAATTTAACTGCAACAACAACAGTAACTGCTGCTGATTTTAATAGCACTTCTGATTATCGTGTAAAAGAAAATGTTGTTGCTATTGATGAGTCTGCTGCGGAATTAATTGATTATCTGCGAGTTGTTGAATTCAATTTTAAAGAAACGCCGAATGATAAGCAGGTCGGTTTTATCGCACATGAATTACAAGCAGTTATTCCAGAAATCGTCACTGGTGAAAAAGACGGTGAGCAACTTCAAACAATTAATATGACTAAAATTGTTCCCTATCTTGTAAAAGCATTACAAGAAACAAACGCAAAAGTAAAAGAGTTAGAACAAAAACTTTCTGAGCTGAGTTAATTATGCCAAAGCAAATAGTACCAAACGAATTTAAGACTCACATGCTTCGGCAGTTGACTGAGTCTATTACAGAAGCAGCGAACACTTCATACTATGCATTCATAGGAGATCATGTTGCTGATGGTTCTACTCTCGAGGATGTAACACAACCAGTAGCAAGTTATCGTAAACTGGTTGTTGATCCTTTCCGGAATATGATTCTGGGTAAAAAGATTTCTGGAAGCGATGTTCGTCTGGTAGTAAAAAGGTATGACTGGACTGCGAACACAGTTTATGCTATGTACGATGATGACGACAGCGGATTAGATACAAAAAAATATTTTGTTGTTGTAGACGAGATTGCTTTTAAGCATGTTTATAAATGCTTATATAATAATGGCGGTGCGCCATCGACAGCAAAACCGCTGTTTTCTGATGCTTCATATGATCCAAATTTGTTTGAGTCTGGCGACGATTACTACGAAACTTCTGATGGGTATATTTGGAAATACATGTATACTATTGATTCAGATACATTCAAGAAATTTTCTGCGCAAGAATTTATGCCAGTTGTTGCAAACACTGTAATTACAGATAATTCAATTAATGGTTCTATCACTATTACTAAAGTTGACGGTGGCGGTAAAAATTATAATAATTATTTGAGCTCGCAGTTTAATCAATCTGATATACAAGTTTCAAACACAACAACATATTTGTTACCTTCTAGTGCTTCTACTGTGACAAATTTTTATGCGAATACAATTATTCATTTAACAGGCGGCACTGGAGCAGGTCAATTTAAACGAGTAGTCAACTCTACATCAATTCCTGGTACAGGAATACGAATTACAATTGCTGGTGTTGATGCTAGTGATCCAAATACTTTTGCAACAACGCCAGACGAGACAACAACATACGACATTTCTCCGCAAATTGTAATTAGTTCAACCGGAGAACAAACAGTAAATGCATTCGCAAGAGCAATTGTAAACGCGAATGCATCTAATAGTATTCATCGTGTAGAAATGCTGAATCCTGGTAAAGACTACACGTATGCGACAGCATCAGTATTGAAAGGTGTTCCTGCTGATGCTGATAATCGAAATGCTGGTGCCCTTGTAGTTCCAACAGAAGCGGCGGTACGCCCAATTCTTCCTCCTTCTGGCGGTCATGGTTTTAATGCGGCAGCGGAACTAGCAGCAACTGCTATTTGTTTTACTACAACATTTTATAGAAGCGAATCAAATACAGTTTCTGCTGAGAATACCTTTGGAACATTTGGAGTAATACGAGACCCATTATTTGCTAATATTGAAATTAATCATCAGAAACTTTCTATTGATAATACAAGTGGTTCAGATGGTTCTTTTATTAAAGGCGAGCAAGTATATCAATTGAAAAACATTAAGATGAATGGAAATGTTAGTGTTACTTCTAGCAACGCGACTGTAACAAACCAATCAAATGTAATTGATTATACAACTTCATTGACTGTCGGCGATTATGTCTATTTGTCTGCAATCGAAGAAGATCCAACATATAATTTTATTACAACGGTTGCTTCAATTACAAATACCACTTCTTTTGAACTTGCTGATGCTATCAATTTTACTTCTTCAAATGTTGAATTAAGTCATTCAAGAATTACAGCAAATGGAATAATTAATGATGTTCATTCTTCAAGTAAAATATATTTGAGAAACTGCGATGATGGATTTTTAAAAGGAAGAATGATTATTGGCGCAAACACATATGCGGTTGCGAATGTTTCTGGTATTGATGTTAATGAAAGATTCGGAACTGATACCTCGTCATATAATTTTGAAGCATACAATCAAATGACAAGATGTTTCGGCAATATAACAGGAACGTTCCAAAACGACGAGACTGTTTACCAAGGAGATTCTATACAGAATCCTGTCGCGACTGCGAGGGTTCATTCTTCAAATTCTTCTTCGATCAGTTTAACTCTTGTGACTGGTCAACTAAATACAAATGCATCAATTAAGGGTGTATCTTCTGATGCTATACTAGCAAACGCTGGTTCTGTCAAGTTTACTAAATATGAAGGTGATCTTGACCCAACAAGGGGCAAAATTATCTACCTACAAAACGATGTTCCTGTTGAAAGATTCGAATCCCAATCAGAAGACGTCCGTATAATTTTGGAGTTTTAAACCATGCCAATTCAAACCGATCTTTCGGTATCGCCATATTTTGACGACTATGATGTTAACAGAGATTATTATAAAATCCTGTTTCAACCTTCTGTGCCAGTGCAGGTTCGTGAGTTAAACCAACTTCAAACTATTCTACAAAAACAAATTGAAAGATTTGGCGACCACATTGTAAAAAGAGGCAGTATTATAAATGGATGTCAGTTTACTTTTCATCCTTCTATTCCATACGTCAAATTAAAAGATGCCACTGCCAAAGGCACAGCGGCAGTTCCTGCGAATTACGAAGGTTTATTGGTTAAAAATTCGGCGAATCTTGTCGCTCGAGTCGTTTCTTCTAACACAGGATTTGAATCGCAAGATCCAAAATTAAAAACTCTTTATTTAAATTATTTGAACAGCGGCAACACAAAAGACAAGACAGCATATTCTGCAGCTGAAACGCTGACCGTGTATAGTTCAAATAAAAGATTGTACAGCGTCAGTATCGGGAATGCTTCTCAAGGATTTTCAAATAACGACAGTGTTGTTATTCTTTCTTCAATTGAAGTACAAAACACTTCCGGCGGCACTTCGTTCGCCAACGGATCTTTCCAAGTCGGTGAAACACTTACGCAAGACACAACTCTGGCAGAAGCAGTTATTACTTCTGTAAACACAACTGCTAATTCAGATGCGATCGTATTACAAATTAGACCAGTGACATCTCAATTAATTCAAGCAAATACGGACAGTTGGAGTTGGGGTAAAGATTATAATTTCACTTCAGACATAACAGGAAATGAAGGTGTAGTTACTGGTTTCGTTGGATCAGGTGCTACTGCTTCTTTGTTAACAACTGGTGCTGGAGCAATTGCTAACGTCACTGTTGTTACTGGTGGTTCTAATTACTATGTTGATCCATATGTAACTGTATCCACTACTTCTGCTTCAAGTGCTCAGGTTGGTACGTTGAATTTAACTGGTAATGCTTATCTTGCTAATGTTGTTGTTGCAAGTGTAAGCAATCCAGTAGGTTCTGCTTATGGTGTTACAATATCAGAAGGAACTGTTTATCAGAAAGGTTATTTCCTTCGTTCCGATGAGCAATTTATAATTATTGATCGGTATGCAAACACGCCAAATGCAATTTCCGTAGGATTCACAACACAAGAAACAATTGCCAATAGCGCAATTGATAATTCGTTGGTAGATAATGCTTCTGGGTTTTTAAATTATAATGCTCCTGGAGCAAATAGACTTAAACTCACTCCTGTGTTGTCTGTTAAAACAAACGAGGAAGCAGAAGAAGATCCAGAATTTTTATCGTTAGTAAAATTTTCTGAAGGAAAATATTTCTTCACCTCTGCGCAAAAGTATGATGACATTGGCGAAGAGTTTGCAACAAGAACTTATGAAGAATCTGGCAACTATGTCTTAGATAAGTTTAATATGACCACGCGATCAACGTTGGCAATCGCCAATTCAGATACGCACTTCAGTTATGTCATAGATCCTGGTCACGCATATATCAATGGATATAGAGTTAAGACTGATAGAAATTTTGCTACAGATGTGAGTAAAGGAACACAGACACTTTCATTATCTAACACAGTATTTGATATTGTGTATGGTAATTATGTTCTAGTCAATGAATTTTCTGGCGTCCACGCATTCACTATTGGGCAGCAAGTTAGTTTGCGCGATACTGCTATTCAGTATATGACCAATTCCCCGTCGTCAGACGTTGCTACGGTCTCTCTCGCGGGTTCTGCTGAGATAGGTAAGGCAAGGGTTCGCGGCGTAATGTACCACGGTGGATCGGATCAGGGAACTCCTGGAGCGATCTACAGATTGTACTTGTTTGATATTCGTATGAATGCTGGTAAGAATTTTGTCAGTGTTAGGTCAATCTTAGCAGATAATGCTACTGGATTAGACGGGATTGCTGATGTTAAACTTGAGACAACTACTGGCGCTGGCGGTGCCGTTTCTGGTGCTGTCCTCAAGTTAAAAGAGTATAATAGTTTGTTGATTGACACTGGGAAACCACTAGCATCAGCTGCTAATGTTGATTATCAATACCGAACCACATTCGAGAATATTGTTATCGGCACAACAGGAGTTTCCTCGGCGATTGCTCAGAAAACTGATTCTCTGTGGACTTACTCTGGCGCACTTTCTTCTTTTGAAGAAAATGAAATATTAGTTATCCCAGAAGAAGATTTAATCTCAACTCAAAATGTTGGTACAGAAACAATTACATTTAACGATAGTACTGGCGCATTGCACAGTAACAATTCTGTGTTCACTGCTTCGCAAAATGCTGGCGGACTTGAGGCTGGTGATTACATTTATGTTTCTGATGGATCGAATACAGCAATTGCTCGAGTAGTCAGTATCACTGATGATGAAAATTTAATCTTTTCGCCAGTAAATGCACTTAGCGCAATCGGCGAATCTACTGCTGAAATATTCCGATGCTATCCAAAAGGAATTCCAGTTCCTATGTCTAGGCGACAGGCAGCAACAGCAACTGTCAGCGGGACGAATTTAACACTCGATCTCGATATAGATATGGCAGCAACCGCGAATGTAACTTTGATTGCGAATCAAAGATTTACCGGAACAGCAACAACGCCAGTCGGGAAAACTGCAACTCGAAATCTTTTTGTTAAGATTGACACATCAACAAACGTTGCAGGGGAGAACGGGCCATGGTGCTTAGGTTACTCTGATGTAATTCGTCTACGCAAAGTATATCTTGGATCGACAACAAGCGATGAAGATATCACGCATCATTTTTATATCAACAACAAACAAAATAAAAATTATTACGATCTTAGCGAATTGGTTATATCTCCAAATTCTACGTTCAGCGCAAATGCTAGTATGACTTTCTTGGTCGAGTTCGATTACACAGCGCACGATAGAGAAGGCGCGAAATCAATATCTTCATATACAATAAACGATGAAGTTTCTCTTTCTGGTTTGACAACCGATATTAACACGATGGAGATTCCAGAATTTATTGATGTTTCTGGCAATTATGTTGATACTAGAACTTGTATTGACTTCCGTCCAGCCACTGCTAATACAGTTACTGCGACAACAAATCCTGCGACAGCGCCGACCAATCCTGCGTTACCAATAGAAACTTCAAGGTTCTCTGGCAGCGATTTATTTTTCCCAGTACCAGAAGGAGACATGTTCTGTAATATTTCATGGTATCTCGGAAGAAAAGATTTAATTATTTTAAATTCCGATGGTCGGTTTGAAATACTTGAGGGAACTGAGAAAGCAGACCACAACGATCCAAGTAAATTAACTCTGTATTCTGCTACTATTCCGCCTTATCCTAGCGTTCCTAAAAATCTTTCTGATCCAATGAGAGAGTTGATTAAGACTAGAATGAATCCACGGATGACCAGTCAAAGAGCTTCTGTTTTTGCAATTCAGACAGAAGCAATCGACAAACAACTTCCTGGTTATACCATGGAAGAAATCGGTCAATTAGAGCGAAGAATTCTTGCTCTAGAATACTACGCAAACATTTCTGAACTTGAGAATGAAGTAAAAAATAAAGTCATTCCTAGTTCCGTTGACTCAACTCTTGATAGATTTAAGTTTGGTTTCTTCGTAGAGAATTTTGCTGATCTAGATCACGCCGACTATATGCATAATGAATTTAACACTTCTGTTTATGAATTCAACATGCATCCTTCAAGAGATCAATATGATGTTGAACTGATGGTGGCGAATACAAGATACTCTGGTGTTACGGGTGG